CCCCTCGATTGGTCGTGAGCGAGATTATTCAGCCTTCCATATTATTGACATCTATAATGGTAAGCAGGTCGCTGAGTTTTACTCCAACAGGACACCAATCAACGAGTTCGCTAAAATCATAGCAGATGAGGCTAGGTTATACAATACGGCTTTCGTCTGCCCTGAAAGAAATGGTATCGGCAACAACTTGATTTACTTCCTTCAACAGGAGCTTGAGTATGAAAACTTGGTGATGGATGACAAGCGAGAGATCGGAATTATGATTACCCAGAAAAATAAGGAGAATTTATTAGCCGATCTTGAACACAATATTAGGTCAGGTAAAGTTTTAATCAACTCTGATAGGTTGGTCAATGAGCTTTTAACCTTCATTATTGACTCCGATACTGGTCGAATTAAGCCGGATACTAACTGTCATGACGACTTAATTATGTCATTTGCTGCTGCAATTAAGATTTTTAATAACTTAAGAGGAAGCGCCTTCATAGAAAAGGCAGAAGAAGACACTTATATCCCACCAGCTATCCGTAACGCTAATACATATAGAGTGAAGACATCTGCGGATGAATTAACTGAAGAGAACATTGAATGGCTGATAAGAAATTAAGAGAAGGGGGTGAAGGTTACACTCAGTTTGCTGACCCGCAACAGCCGTATAACAAGCCCTATGGTCTGATTGGTAGATTCTTTAAAAAGTTCTTTGCAAGAGAGGTAGAGGATCACCAAAAAAACATGTACCAAGACCCGATAACTAAGAGGGTCGTAGATGTTCCGAAGTCCCTTCAGGGTGATACGGTTCAGTCTCAAGAAGTCATCAAAGTACCTTCAGAGTTTGGACACAAAAGATCTTACTACCCGGTCATGCCTCAGATCGAGTTTGACCGCAAGAGAAGATACAAAGAATACGAGGATATGGATGGGTATCCTGAAATTTCGTCTGCATTCGATATTTACAGCGATGACTGTACTCAGGAAAACATAGATGGAACTCCTTGGAACATCGTAACTGATGATGAGATGACCAAGAAGGAAGTTGAATACATGTTCGATCAAACCAACATGATTCGATATCTTTGGGACATCTCCAGAAACGTAGTTAAGTATGGGGACATTTTCCTTGAGACCATTATTGATCTTAACAACGTTAAGCGTGGTATTCAAAGAATTAAAATACTAAACCCTAACTTTATCTTCAGAGTTGAAGATGAGTTTGGATACCTAAAGCAGTTCCTTCAAGAGGTTCCTCAAAAGAACGACTGGACCACGTACGGCTCCATTGGTCCTTACTTAGATGAGGCCAAGATGATTAACCTCGATCCTGGCCAGATTGTTCATTTCCGACTGCACACCTCTGATCCGACACACTACCCTTACGGTAAATCGGTTGCAGCGGCTGCTAGAGTTACTTACAAGAGCTTGAAGATGATGGAAGATGCGATGCTTATCTACCGTCTTGTTCGTGCTCCTGAGCGCCGTATTTTCTACATCGATACTGGCTCGTTGCCTGCTTCTAAGGCTGAAATGCACATTAAGAAGCAGATGGATAAGTTCAAGAAGCGTAAGAGCTACAACGCCAAGACAGGGAACATTGAAGAGAACTTTAATGCTCTGGCTGCTGATGAGGACTTCTACATCGCTGTTAACGGTAAGGGCACTGGCACAAAGATTGACACGTTACCGGGTGCTGAGAACCTTGGCGAAGTTGACGATGTTAAGTACTTCAGAGATAAGTTGCTTGCTGCACTTAAGATTCCGAAAGATTACATTGTTGAGAAAGATCAATCGCCTGAACGTAAAGCCAACTTATCACAACTCGATGTCAAGTTCGCCAGAGTCATTACAAGAATTCAAAAGTCGATTGAGTTGGGTTTAGAGACAATGGCTAAGAGGCACTTGATGCTTAAGGGCTTCCCGACAAACCTTATTGATAAACTAAAAATTAAGCTTCCTGCGCCCTCAGACATGGCTCTCAAGCGAATGCTTGATACAGATGAGCAGAAAGCTAGAGTTGTTCAAGCTGTCAAAGGTCTTGGCATATTCCCAGTTGAAAAGATCTACAAAGACTACTATCAGATGTCTGATAGTGAGATTGAAGAGACTAAGAAAGGTCTTGAGCAAGATCAGAAAGACCCAGCACTAAGCCAAGCTATGGCAGGTGGCTTACCGCCCCCTGGAGGCGTACCTGCGGGTGATCCTGCGGGTCCTCCGATGGAATCTGCCGAAAATGTACCTCCAACAGCGGCTGAATCTTTGGACTATAACTCCATGAAGGCGTTAGCCATTGAATCAGGTTGTGATGATGAGCTTATCAAGCTTCTGGAAGATATGGGTGCGAAAGAGCATTTTAATAAACTAACGCCTAAAGACGGCTCTAAATAATTTTGTAACAAGTGTATTTAATATGTTAACGAATCTGATTGAAAATCGTGGAAAAGAGTTCAGTAACCTTATCAAGATTGGTGATTACTTAGCTCGTACTTTGAGAGAGAACGTTGAATTGTTCTCTGTTGAAGATGGTGTTGCGACATACCTAACCGAGAACGGATCGGTAATTAGCGGTAAGTATGCTTTTAAGCCAACTTTAAAACTTTCCAAGGTTGTTGTCGAAGATGCTGAGATTCTTGAGAATCAGAAAGCATTTGAGGAAGCCACTGATAAGAAGGTGATGAACGTTCTCTCCAACCTGATGGAGGACGATTACCAAACTGCTGAAGGTTCATTTGATAAGATTCTGTCGATGTATGAGACTAAGCTCTCCTACGAGAGAATCAAGGATAGACTTCAAGAGAAGACAGAAAGATTTGGTGAGTCCACTAAAATCGTATCTTCCAAGGAATTCCAACGAGTCGAGGAGATCAGAGATCAATTAGTCACTTTCCTTAAGGAAAATGAAGACTTACTGAACTCGACGGGCATGAAGACGGGTATGAAGCTTGTCAACCTTGTTTCGACGAGCTTTGACATGCCGAGAAAAACAGTTGACCAGATCCAAGAGGCTGGCGAAGTTGAGGTTAATTTTGTTGGAAAGACTAACCTTTATGAGCACCTTTGCAGAAAGGAACTTATCCAAAAAGAATTACTAGAGGCGAAACAAAACTTTGAGAACATTTGGGTGAACACCGATAGTGTTCAAGATCTGGCCTCCATGATCTTTGAAAGTGATACTGATAATATTACGCATCAGGTCGCTCAGGTTATTTCGGATGCTCCTTACCTTGCCCTCGCCACCAAGAAGCAAATCACCAGCTTGATTAGCAACACACTCTCTATGAATGAGGTGAAAGTCACCCAGAAAGATCTGAACAAGTTCGCTGGCATTATCTACGAGATGAAGAAGCCTGTCAAGCAATATGTTCTTGACGTTCTCAATGAGAAGTATGGCATCGATGTGCGTAAGCTTGATGAGGTTCCGACCTTCAAGACACTGGCTTTAACTGAAGGTGAAATCATCACTCAGATTGCCAAGCACTCTTCCAATGGCTCGATCATTGAAAAAACTCTTTCTGAGTTTGTAAACTCGCTCACGACAAAAAATGGAGCGGAAACCATTGATCTCGCTGTCTTCTTAGAGGAGCTTTTCCAGGATGCGGGTCATGGTGAAGCTTTAAACGAAGCCAGTCTCATGGATTACATGGACTTCACTAAAGTTGCTAGCGATCTTGGCAAAATCGGGCAAGTTCTCAAAATGCTTGTTCCGGCTGTCGAAAACGCAGCCGATGAGTTGAAGGATGAGGCCGATGAGGAAGCCGCTGAAGGGGCGGATGAAACAGATAGTAAAGACCCACTCGGTACACCTGACGAGTTAGACAGTGATGCCGAAGTCCCCATGGACAAGCCTAACATGGACGCCGAGAAGGCTGCGGAAGAAGTGAAGGACGAGGTGGACGACGAGAAAGAAGAAGACGCGCCCGACACCAAAGAGGAAGAGCCCGAAGAAAAAGAAGAAGAAGATGAGATGGATCAGGACGATTTGACATCGCTTCTCTCTAAACTCGAAGACCTCTTGTCGGACATCAAGCCCGATGACGAAGACGATGATGACAAGGAAGACCCTGAGCAGTATAAAACATAAGGAGATGTAAATGGGTTTCAATAAGAGGCCGCTTGTTCTCGGTTTCAACGACAATACACTAATCCCATCGGGTCTTGTTGAGGTCATCCTCAACCTGAGTGACAATGGTGATGTCTGTGATACTCAACCTTCCGATCATCAGGTTCTTGCTTGGACTGGGACTGAGTGGTGCGGGTCAAGTATCCAATTCCCTGCGGGCGGTGGTGGTAGCTTCACATGCTCATCACTCGCCAGTTGTGATTTAAGTGCCCTGTCTAATGTTTGCAGCAATGGTCCTGCGACTAATGCAGTGCTAGCCTGGAACGGATCCCAGTGGTGCCCCTCTTCGCTACCTAACACAGTCCCACCGCCGTTGCCTACTGGTTCTCCTGGGGATATTCTGGTGGTTAAAGAGGGCGCAACAGCTTTTGCAACTTCGTTAGCCTCTGGAACACTGATTACAAACGCAATAGCTGACCAAAACATTGTCGTTGATGGTGATTTAGCATCTTATGTTGCAAAAAATCAATCAAGCAGCGATGGCGAGGTGCTAGTTTCTAGAGGTTCAGGTGGGTTCACGGGCAAGATTGCATCCGGCACCCTATTTGATGAGGGTATAGTTGATAAGAACCTTCTAACTACTACCAATGTTAAACCACCTAATGTAGGAATGTCCAGTGATGGTCACATGACATTCCGAACCAATGCTACCACTTTCGGAACCATAGCTAGTAATGCGAATGCGAGAACATTCTTAACTACGGACGCTAATTTTGAAAACCTTACAAATGTAACAGGTATTTCGGATACCGACGATATTGCAGACGGCTCGCCTCTATTCTGGAGTAAAACTCATGGTACCTTCTCAGCCATCATGGCAGATGAGTCGGATACCCCAGGAACCACACAAACGAACTTCTTAAATCTAACTGCTTCAGGGGGTCTTACCGTTCAGGGGGACAGTGTTCAGAAAAGTGTATCTTCCACTTCTGTAACTGCGATAGGTCTAAATGTTAGTGGAGATGTCGCTGTTAATGGAACAGTTGATGGTGTAGATATCGCATCCAGGGATGCTGTGCTAACAAGTACTACCACCACTGCAAATAATGCTCTGCCTAAGGGAGGTGGTACGATGACGGGAACCCTGAATGGGACCGCCATCAACGCATCGACCAGCGTTTCATCCGCTAGCGTGACAGGCGTGGATGTTACTGTAGGCAATAACCTAAACCTGTCAGGTACTTTACGTGTGCCTGATTACACGAGTTTTGCCAATGCAGGATTGCCCGTTGTTCTTCATAGCAATGGTGGGGATCCCATCGCAGAATCTAACTCAACTTCATTAACAGAGGTTACTTCTATCACAATTCCTGGCAATACGTTTGCTACTAATCAAACTGTCGAAGTGGATCTCAGAGGGAAGATTTACGGTCAGGGGCAGAACCTTAGAATGACTGTTGACTTTGGAGGGACCACTGTTCTAAACTCTCAGATAAGCCAAGGAACTGCAAGCGTTCACTACGCCTATGAGTT